TGTAACTGGTTCAGCTACTAAACTATCAGTTTGTGTATTAAGAACATTTTTACTGCCTACCTTGTTGATCAAACTATAATACATTGTCTTCAGGCCCCATTTGTAAGCCAACATTAAATTTTTGGCTATCAATGTTCCAGGAACTTTGCCATCAGAATAATTTGCAGGGTTGTAAAACGTATTAGTACTTAAACTTTGATCAATATAAGCGGCCAATACACAGGCTGTTTTCAAATAGTCAACACAATCTGTTTGTTCCCACATTAGTTGATAGCGATTCTTTAATTTACGATATTCAGGAACTACTTGAACAAATGACCCAGCTTTTGATTCTTTAACAGAGATTAATTCCATTGGCATTTCAATTCCATTGGTGCTGTTTAATACAACAGAGCTAGACTCCACTGGAGCAACTGCCATCAATGTTGCATTACGAATTCCATATTGTTTCATTTTGGCACGTAATGGTTCCCAATCCATACTAGGAGTAAAGTCTGTTAACTCATCAACTCCTTTACTACGACGCTCCCATGGAAATATTCCCTTACCATAATAGGTATATTGACTGCGTTCACATGCACCACGTTCTTTGGCAAGCTCAACACTCATCTCAGTCAAGTAATATGCTTGATGTTCCATCCAGCGTTTAACTTCTGCTAGTGATTCCTCTTGACCATATTTCAAACTGCGTTTAGCATGCCAGTATGCCAAGTTAGTAATACCAACTCCCAAAGGCTCAAAGTCCTTGTTTGCTAATTTACTTTGAACGCTTAAAAAGTCTTGATATTGTAGTAAGTTACTTAAACTACGAACTAACACACGACATGCTTTACGCATTTGTTGTGGATTAGTAAATGCACCCCAATTTACACTGCCAAGAGTACAAAGCGCGATGGATGGTACTTTCCTAGTGCATTCTTTTTTAACTATTTTCATTTTTTAATGTTCTTCCTCTATAATAATCTTTATTTTCTTCTAGAAAATTATCCATGATAGATAACTCAATCCTGCAATTCACTGTTCCATCAGTTACCCAGATCCATTTTGCCGACTGCGATGATAAGTGTTTTTTATGTTCCGAACTTCTATAATATGGATTATACTTAACACAGTTATCGGGCCCAAGTTCATTATTGATTAATTGAACCAATTCTGTATGATTACTAATACCTCGATTACGTAACGTCATATTACTTACAGATAATCTATCCTTCAATACAGATTCTAGTTCTTTTCGAAAAACATATTGTCTAAATTTATTTGTTTCTTTAATAAAATCACATAATACCTTAATAATAGTTTCTTTCGTAATATCAGGTTTGGCGTTTCCGTTATTCATTCCAGAACTCAATTTACTTCTGTTTTTGCCCCAGTTATGTAACTGTTTTTTGGAATATTTTTCTTTTGTATTTCCGCCATCGCCGCCTTGCGTCATATTATAACCATTCTTAAACGTGTCATACTGCTCAACATATAAACATTCTTTAAGTTTTGCCTGCTCCCTTGTTTCAACTTCGCATAACTGGTCAGACACAATATTTTCAACACCGTACTTACGGATAGCACGGTGAAAATGTCGATCAGATCCAGTTTGAGCATCTTTAATATGGTCTTCCAATCTTTCCGACATAGTTTTCTTTGTATATCCTATATATTTCTTGTTATTCAATGTATGGCAGTAAACAATGTATTTTGTCATAATATTCTCCTACCGTTATTTAGTCTGAAATACTATTACCTACTAAATTATATTAACAAATTTTCAATATCATCTGTTTCATCTAGTTCTCGAACCTTTTTACGACTTCCGTCTTTAAGCAATACTTTATGTTCGCCAGGTAAAGTTAATTCTTCTCCGGTGTCGAGTGTGATTTTAAATTCACCTTCGTCGTCAATTCTTTGAAATGGATAAGTCGGAAGTAAAATTTCCATACACAAATTCGATTGATATATTGGATCAAGCGTTGTATCAAACGGCCCTTGGTTGATGACATTGTCGATATTGACAAGATATATGCGCCCAGTATCAGTCCTCTCTTTAAGTATTCCATTTTTGAATATCTCATCTGCTGATAGCACTTTCTTTTTAATTGTCGGATGCTTTTCATAATTTAGATACAACTTTTCAAATTCTGTACTATCTCTATAATATGCTTCGTAGAGATCCGGAACTTCATGTGGATCAAATAATGTAATGCTTTGATTATTCTTATAACGATTCCAAAACATCTTATTAACTACTACAGAGTAGTCCATTTGACGTACACGAGTTTCCTCTGTTCCTTGATTGTTTTTTAACACAATTAAGTCTTCAAACTGTGCATGCCAAATAGGAAACGTAACAGTACAACTGGCATTACGAATTCCGCCCTGACTACAACTACGCAAATCAGCAAACCATTTCTTTAAAAATGGAATCATACCTGTATGTTTAATTTCACCATTACGTATAGGAGCACCTAAAGGTCTTATGCGTCCTAACTCTAATCCTATGCCAGCACGTTTGCTGGCATACTTGGCCATCATTTCTCCTGAGGCGAAGATGGAGTCAAGCGTATCATCACTACTGATAAGCACACAACTGCTAAACTGTTTAGTAGTAGTACCAAGTCCAGCCAAAACTGGAGTAGCCAAAGTAAAATGACCTTCACTTGCACATTCATAATATTCCTTTACTAATTTTAATCTAGTCTCTTTTGGTTCATTGTGAAACGCTGTAGCAGACGCTATTGCATAACGAACTTGCGGAGTTTCATAAATTTGTCCAGTAGCACGGTTTTGTACCAAATACTTTTCACACAGTTGAGCTATTGCTGCATATGTGTATGTTTCATCTTTACCATGATCAATAAACAGATCAATGATGTTCCATTCATCTTCAGTGTACCAATCTAATAGTTCCTTGGTATACATACCTGCTTCTACATTTGTTTTGACTATGTCATAAAGTTTAGGCGGATTATAACTTCCATAAACTTCTTTACGTAACATACTAACACGTTGTCTACCAGCAACATATTGATAGTTAACATTGTTTATCTCTGGATTTTCTGTTTCATCTATTAAGTCAACCATAGCTTTGAGTAATAACTCATCTATAGTTTCTGTTGTCATTCCATCGTGTAACTCTATTTGTGCTTTAATCTCTACCATGCTGGGACTTACACCATCTATCCCATTACATGCATGTGCTACCTGTCTCTGTATTTTACTAATGTCGAGCGGAACGCCCTCACCATTACGTTTGACCACTGTGATCATATTTTCCTTCTTTTTGTATCGAGATAATATTTACCGCGAAGCTTGAACTTCTATAAGGTTTTCTACCAAAAATGAATCAGGTATATTTTCTAATGTTACTACGTCATCCCCGTAGTTAATAACCCATTTATTATCTACGCACACTATATTGTAATACTTTCTATTGGATTTGTCTACTATAGTACGCAATTCTATTACACTTTCATTAAATCGTTTGGTAAACTTTAAACTATATGCAATCATGAGTGCTTTGGTAAAATCATCATATTGATTGTCTACAACAATTTGCCAAGGGCTGGGCCAAGACTTTTGATGATATTGATCTATGTTTCGATTATATGGAGTAAATGGAGCATCATGCCAAAATTCAGTTACTTTTTGAAATGGATCATCAACTGATTCCAATTCTAATCTTAGGGATGCCCAGGACGATAATCTATCGTCTATTTGTAATTCAAACATTAATTAAACGGTTAAAGATTTTAATGTATATTCTACAGTAGTCGGAGTAGTATCCAAATTCTGGCATACTAATGCTGTATAATTTTTATAATTACCGATATTTAACATGACTTCCACAGTATCTTCTGGATGTATTGTTAATGATGGTGATGCATAAAATTGGAATAGATAAGATGATGTCAATGGAAGATAAGTTGTACCTGTTATAGCATAACTATGTTGTCCTCCATTAACTCTTAACGTAGCACCGGCCAAATTAGGATTAGTACCAGCAAGTACATTTATATTTCCGTATGGATCAAGCGGAGCAAGGAAATTAAATGTAGAGTCATTTTGCCATGTCACAAGTGTTGCTGTAGTGAATACAAACACAGCACCTGTAGGTATTGGAGCAATCGTAGCAGTATTAAATTTAACTGTAATTTGGTTCCCTGCTATAGAATATCCTGCAACAGTTGCTGTACTACCAACTGAAAATGCGCCAGCAACATCGGTAGCAGTTGT